ATGGCGATGGGCATCAACAACGCGGATATCTCCACTTTAGAGTGCGCGTTGCTTGAGAGAATGTACTATTGCGAGATCAAGGGGCAGTTTGTGGAGCCCCCACCGGTCGCCACCGGTTTATACACATCGAGGTTATCCAAGTTTACGCAACAGCTGCGGCAGCGGTGTGGTTCTGCCACCCCGGTTTCCCTCGACCAAGTGGTCGAGATGTACCAGGGTCGAAAACGAACCATATACCAGAATGCTCTGGCCAAGTTTTTACAAAATGGACTGACTCGGAAGGATGGATACTTGAATAGCTTTGTTAAGCTTGAAAAGGTCAATCCCAGCAAGGCGCCGCGGTGCATCCAGCCGCGAAAACCCGTCTATAATCTGTGTCTCGGCAGATATATTAAACCAATCGAGCATCGCGTTTATCATGCCATTGATAAAATTTACGGTGATGGCCCTACAGTTATGAAGGGTTATAACATCGAGCGAATTGGCAGCATCATTAGAGGAAAGTGGAGATCCTTTAACCGCCCAGTAGCGGTAGGTTTAGATGCTACGAAGTTTGACATGCACGTTAGTGTAGATGCCTTGGAGTGGGAACACTCGGTGTACAATGCGATTTATCGCTGTCCCGAGTTGCGAAAGCTCCTCTCTTGGCAGATAGACAACCGGGGCTATGGTTTCTGCAAGGATGGTAAGCTAAGATACAAGGTGAAAGGTCGTCGCGCGAGTGGCGACATGAACACCGCTCTTGGCAACTGTCTTATCATGTGCGCTTTAGTGCATGCGTATGCGGAATACCGTGGTGTGGATGTTAAGCTAGTCAACAATGGGGATGATTGTGTGGTGATGATGGAAGCGAGGGATCTTTCAAAATTTACCGCCGGTCTGAACCAGTGGTTCATAGAAATGGGGTTTCGGATGGCTGTGGAGCCACCGGTTTATAACCTCTGCGAAATTGAATTCTGTCAGATGCACCCAATTGAAATGGGTGACGGCAGATGCATTATGGTGCGAAATATACCAACAGCCTTGCGAAAGGACAGTCTATGTACTATCGATATCCGCCAGGAACGGCCACGTAAAGCGTGGCTCACAGCGGTAGGGAAGGGAGGACTGGCACTGACTGGGGGTATACCATTAATGCAAAATTTTTACAGAATGTATCAGCGCCTTGGGGAAGGCGTTAAGAGCAACATATCTAAGGAAATCACAAGAAACTCAGGAATGGCGATGCTTGGACAAGGCATCGATCTATGCTTCGTAGAGCCGAGCTGCGAAGTTCGCGCACAGGTGTATTTTGCTTGGGGCATCACGCCCGACGAGCAACTGATGTTCGAAGATTACTACGACTCTTACAAGAGTGGCGGTGGGATCTTGGCTGTCGATAGCCACATCAATAATACACCAATCACATATGCGCTATCACGGTAACTATTGCGGACCGAATTGGTCCGCTGGCAAACATCAATCTTCTGTCGTGTCAGATGTTTTGCCAATAGATGAGTTCGACGCCAGCTGTAAGGTGCATGACGCTGCTTACGCTTTGAACGCTGACCTAGAATCAGCCGACTTTGCGTTTGCTACTGAGAACCTTATCAGCCTAAACCCCAAGAGGATGCTTGCTGGAGCATTGGTGGGTGCACAGGCTGTGGCTAGAACTGCCGATAGATTAACCTCCTATACAATGAACTCGAAATCCAAATCCAATTTGCGCGGCAGCGCAAAGCAACAAGTGAAGCAGGGCAACAACACCACACGAGCTGGTAATGATGTTGCCAGAGCTGCTCCAGTTGCTATTAGTAC